TCTAGCCATTAAGATACCGATAGGCTTATTGTGTCGATAACAAACGAGAACCATGCCGTTCTTTCGAATGTATCCGAGCATGTCAAAATTCTGCCAGGTGATTCCGAACATCTTACTAAGTTCGGGCATCGATGAATAAATAAAATAACTCAAAGCTCCGTCAACGTCATCAATGTCTCGGATGCGTTTAATCGTATAGCCGTTGGTATTCGGCGTCAATAATTGCATAGGGATCTCCGTGGTCGGGCATTCGTAAAGCACCTTGTCCGATCGTCTCACCATCACCGTACGAATCGTTCTTCTCAGTGATCTCCATCGCAGAGGGCAACACTAACACGTCGGCAACGTCAGGCGATTGTCCAACGCGTGCTTTGATATCAAGTTTAGGTTCGCAAAGTTTCTTCTGCGTGATTTTGTGCCGCCCACCTTTGGTCCAGCAAAGTTGACGTTCAACGTGCTCAGCCCAATTCTCACGTTCAGATTCTTCGCACTTACGAACGTCGAGTACTCCAGAGTTTAACCACTTCGCAGTCTCGTAGTACATCTGTGCACGTAAATTTGCATACTCTGATTCCTTCGGATCCATCTTATCAGTCGGGTTACTCGCGAAGTTAATCAGATACCAATTTGTCTTACCGTTGTTTTGCGCCAAGGTGAAGATCGCTGTACCTTCCCCTTGATCGATAAATACTGCGTCGGCTTTTAGTTCCTTCTCCCAATAACAAAGCTTTTGATACGTGAGCGAATGATCCTCATTGAGCTCACGCGATAATTTGTACTTCTCCAGTAAACAACGGTAATTCCCCTGAGCATAACCAATGGTCGAGTCATCTCCACCGGTCCAAGCTGGATCGCACGTTAGAATGAGCGGAAGGTTACGAACAGTCGCACGATCAAAGTCTTTAGCGCGAGCCATGGCTGCGCGAACCTTCTCGATATTGATGATCGAGTCTTTTGAAGTCTTGCGCGGAAGCCCCCGCACCCTGACTCGGAATTCATCATGGTCTTCGTTGCCTCCACATTCATGCAAAATGTCTCTGACAAAGTTCTGATCGATGTGAGTGAGTGTACGTGTGTCAATCCTAACTGCGTGCCATAAAGGGGAGGACATGTTCTGTTCAAATTTCGATTCCGGATCATCTGAGTTTCCAAATGCAAAGAAGAGTTTGATAGTTCCCGTTTCCGAGAAAGCTCCGCGTGTATAATCCCAAATATTGGCGGGAATTCCAGGCGCTTCTTCGAAGAGATACGCAACCGCTCCTCCTTTGTTGTGGAGACCAGATATTGCAGCAGGTGATTCCTCAGACCAAGTGACACGATCGATCCTCCACTTCTCAGATAGCTTCTCGTTCCTAGCTTTGATGCTTTTACCAAACTTCTCAAAGAACACGTCAATAAAGCGAGCTCTACGGAACCAAATGTCCCATTCCGGCCACACGATCGACTCCATCTGTGGGTCCGTATTGGCCGTAATACGGGCGTGGAGGCGTTGAGTGTAGAGGAGCATCAGCATTGTCATGGCTCCGAACGCGGTCTTTGCAGCGCCGTTACCAGAGCTTATAATGAGTCTGTAGGTCTCGTAGCGGGTTGCTGGATCCGCCAAGTGTCTACTTAGCTTAGCCCACTCCTCCATTTGCCAGTCGTAAGGTGCCATGAATTCAAGCTCATGACCCTTCTCGCCAAATGGGAAGATGAGATAGACGAGCTTACAGAAGTCGTATCTGTACTCTTGAAGCTTCTTACTAAATAGATCGATATCTTCAGGTCTGACGGTCATCAATATTTCCAGTTCGGATCGAGCTCTGGAAGCTCAATGGTTTGTCCGGCAAGCGAATGAGTACAGTCGTTTAAAAATTGCATTGATCCATTTCTCAAATACGAATGGCAAATCTGTTTTGGAATATGTATTTCATCATCTTTATATTCTTCGCTCCATTGATTAATGCTTGGTTCTAAAGTTGGTCGATCTAAAGAACCGTTCCATTTCCACGCCTTTGGTCCAACTGTTGGTATCGCATGTAAATCTTTGCATCCCGGACATTTCCATCCGATACGTTGTTCTGGATCACCATCGCGAATGTAAACTTTAGCCATTACTCACTTTCCTCATCAAACACTCTTCCCGAGATCTCAATGACTGGCTTTGCGGCTGTAATGCGTGCTTCAGCTCTACGTTCCGAGTCCAGTAGCACCGATGCCATCTCTTTAGTCACATCATGCTCGATCTTCTTGGTCTCTTTCATAATGTTCTTTTCACGACCAAGGAGCTCTAGTGATTTAAGCTTATCCCACATCTCCACTTCTACCAATTGACCCGTTACTACTTTCATTCCATTTGGGTCTTCTCCGTAAATATTCTTAACTTTAAATTTCTTAATTGCCCTACGTAACTCTGGTGAGATGAGTGATAAATGAGTTTTGTATGACCCATCCGGATTTTCAAACTCAATTGGATCAACCGTCGCAATCTCTTTTACCCGCTCGATAATCTCTTCGGCGTCATAGCCGTACTTCATCACTGCTTTTTCCGTCAATGCTGTGATCGCGCCGTGGATCTCTGGCTTGTTACGGAGGTTGGTCCCTTGAGAGCTCTCGAAACCGGCCTTACGTGCCGACTGCGCGGCATTTCTACATTCCAAGTATGAGAGTATGAACGCGAGGATTTTCGGATCGTTACGTTGTGTCTTGGTTAGAAATTTATCCAGGATGAACGCCGTCTCATCAGCAGTGAGAGAATTGTCCACGTCCTTGACCTTTATCTCTAAAGTCTCGGCGTGTTTGGGATCACCTGAGTTCATCAGATTAGCTATGGTCGGGGGTTTGGGGAAGCCTTGCATTTCTTATAAGTACCAAGGTGGGAGGTCGGAATGCAATAGGGGAGGGAGATAGAGCACGCATAAAGTCTTGCATACTGTGCATAATTTGACAGGGAGGCCGGGGATAGTGTAGGGGAGTTGGGAACAATGTTGAGATATATAAACAATGTTTATGGATGAAAGATATGGGGAAGTTGGTACAAGTTTTTGGATACCCCTTTTAAAAATTCCGCGCGCAGTGAATTTTTGTCCCACCCCCTCAAAATTAAAAATCAAATTGAAAAAGTTTATAAATCTTTAAAATCTACCAGGTTAAAAATGTATATGAGGAATTAAAGAGATCTCTTGATCACAACGAAAAAACCCCATGCTCGGGGCTTGCTGGCGTCCGAAACATGGGGTGCTGACACTAGGGCGTGTCGATTTAAATTGTAAGGTGAGGCTAATACGAGGGCGTTAAATCACATCTGGCACCTAAGTCTTGGCAAACCGAGGATACCGGGTACTTAGCACATAACTCGCGGTCTGCTCGACATTGATCACGCCGATCACGTCCAGTACTCCACGCGGTCTGTTTGGGGTACATATTGGAAGTCGATTTAAACTCACCGAGCACACTGCAACCGGTGAGCATGAGGCATATCAAGGACCATCGCATATGCGCGCCTCTTTTCGACATAATTTATAGCCGCGCTCACTTGAGTCGCCTTCTTCGTATGTATCACCACACATCTGAACCCAACGCACTGGCGAATTATAGAAGGACTCGATGTTATCCAATATCCAATCTTGAGGCGCGCTGATATCTGGCGCCTTAAGATCTTCAATGTACATGGCTAATATCTTACGTCTCAACTCGTAGCACTGATCAGCGTGAACGTTCACGCTCACCGAAATGAGAACGAGACTAATTAGATTTCGCATACCAAATACCTTCACACTTCTCGAACATATCGATGCGTTGGTCTTCAAAACCCTTCTTAATCTTGTCTTCTAGTTGTCCCGCAGTCTTGCGCGTCTCTTTAGTTAAGAGCGGGTCCATTGAGGCGAGGAATGCGAGACGATAATCACGGCACGCTTGATCAAGTGTCATCACTACAGTCTGAGCCGGTGCTTTAAATGAGATTCCATCGGCCATGGCATTAGACACGCATTGAGTGATCGACATGAACGTAAATAGAATTAATAGAATGTATCTCATATTAATTTACCGCCTTTGGCTCAACATGTTTCACTTCGTCAATCTTATAGTGCTTCTTTGCCTCTTTAGGACGCTCGCCGTTGCATGCCGTAGTCGTGGGCTTAGAGCACTGCTTATAAATAGAAATACACGACTCACCACACGCGTACGACTTACCGGGCTTACAGTAAGCCGAGCAGACCGCGTGAGCGTTAACACTGATAAACGCTATTAGTACGATAAACACCTTTAACATATATATAGACTCCCTAGTGTCGAGCGCCATCATCGGTGCTCGTATGCCTATAGACATAGCAAGCGCCGTGCCGCGTTATAACTCATTATAATTGACTTGAGCCATTAAACATTGTTTATATTTCATACAATGTTTAAAAGATTAACAGTATACATTGTTTAAAGATCTGTGAACGCGCGATAATTATGTAAAACATTGTTGATATCCAAGATTAGATGAGATAAACAATGTTTAAGTACTATTCTAATATTAAACGCGGCTACAAAAGTGATGGAATTTTGCACGTAAAACTCCCCAAATTGCTCCAAATATATCAAATCCGACACTTAAAATATTTTAAATATCTTTAGATTCTCTATTGACCCAAGGCTTTCTATAATATATACTTGTGAAGTGCTTCACTCGCAGAGCGAGCACGACCCCAAGGGAGGGCCGAGCTTCTCTGCGGTGGCGTTGAGCAATCACAAGTATGCGGCGCGTTATCTGCAATCTATACATTGTTTAAAACATTGTTTGATATTCCCCGGCACCAACGCTATCACCAGCTCATGACAAGCACAAAAGCCGCTCTCAAAGATCAGCCCCGCTACTCCAAAGGTGACCGGTTCGTCTCATTCGGTATCACCACACGCATTGTCGAGGTTGAACCCACTAAACACGCCTCTGGGCAATGGATCTACGGCATGAAAGGACCTCGCACTAAAGGTGCACCTTGGCGCGTGCTAGAATCTCAGCTCACAATGGGAATGTTCGGAGAGCTTAGATGAGAGAGATCAACACTTCACTCGTTCAGCAACGCGACGGTTCTTGGAAGTTGCGCATGCAAATCGGTTGTAAACATCTAGACTTGTCATTGGTCGAGGTTGCAAAACTCATTGCCAAACTTGCTTTCTGGATTCCAACATTCACCGATAGCGAGCACTCATGAGGATCACAAGTCACAAGCGCACATTTAAAAAGTACCAGACCAAGGTCCACTCGGTATCTTCAGACGCCATTGCACGCTTCAATGCGTGGAACGTGGTCGAGGCTCATATGAATCTCTCAATGGACGATAGGTGCGTGACGGTTCACTTGAATAGACATGAGTTACTTAATTTAAAAGAGTCCATCAACCGTGCACTTGTAGGAATGGAGGCGCTGATAAATGAAAGTTGACGAACGTTTCATTGATTGGTGCAAGCTTGCAACTCTTGATGAGCTTTTAGAGGAAAAGAAAGCCGCGCTATTTTTGATGAAAGAATGCACTCCTGGACCCATTGCAGACTTGGCGCGCATGGAACTAGGCGTGATTAATAAAAATATTCGGGAGATTGAGCGCAATGACACCTAGGGTTCCAAGTAACTACACAATTATAATGAAGCTCTCCAACGTTTACGTTCGATCATTGCTTCTCGAAGCTCACAGATCCGATGGACATATGATCCCCGCGTGGCCGTCGTGGGTCAAATACGTAACGCCGATCCAGCGCATGGGGATTACTGACCTATATAAGAGCTTGCAAAAAGGCTTCACACTTACTGAAACCGTAGGCAGTGAGCATTACGTCATGAGCACGGCAATTGATCAGGCTCTCTCAATCATGGCTAACGACTATCCCTTGGCATTTGCAGAAGTGATCAGTGACGGTATTGAACATGAAACTGGAGACATATTTTTACAACTCTGCGTATTTGGGAAGGTGATGTATGAAACTTGAGCACGGTATCTACTGCATTGAAGATCTTAAAAAACACTATGAGCGAATGAATCCGGGTCGGGCTCATTGGTTTAGTCCCGATACGTTGCGCTTTTTCAAGTCTCGCATTTCTGAGACTCTGCTTTATTATAATCATTCGCTCGTCTACTTTTTCACCACTGAACGCGGACCGAGCGGCATACGCAGAGCTTCAATCCGCACTTACGACCCTACCACGGGCTCAATAGACACCATAGGACTTGGATTCCAAGGCTATAAGACTATCCAAGCGGCGCAATTGGCTGCACACCGGCTTATCACTTCTAAACATAATGAGGTTACGGTATGACTGCGCACGACTTTGTTGGTTATTGCATTGGCTTTTCTATTTTGTGCGTTGGAGTGGCTCTCATACTAATGGCGAGGAAAATGTAAAATGAATTGGCGCTATGAAAAAGAGACTCAAACTGTACGAACGATTCCAGAGAATTATTGCGTGGTAGCACTTAAGAGC